TTACGGACTAATGAAGTTAGTGCTTTAGGCTTACGACCCATATCACCTTTCATATCACCCTTGTTAAACTGATCAACATCAGTAGGTGTTAGCAACATACCCAACGAGTCAACTACAAACAATACCTTAGGACGATCTTCTTCATCCATAGCACGATAGTCTGTAATAAATGTTGAGATAGTTTTTGCTACATCGTCAATCATTGACATGTTTAGCTTGAGAAGTTTCTCTGGGCTAGTGTCAACTTGTAGAGCTTGTAGCCAACTCTCATCAAGTGCGTTCTCTGAGTCAATTAGTACTACAAAGATACCTTGATCTTGTGCGTGTTTTACAACGTTACCTGAACAGAAATAACTCTTACCTGCTCCTGATTCGCCTGCAAACACAGTAACCTTACCTAGCGGAACACCTTTGTGAAAGTCGCCACTAATAAGATAGTTAAGTGCATATGATCCTGTTGAAATCCAATCAGTAGGATCGTTGAATCCTGTACTCATGCCTGAGATACTCTTAGTTAAGTCCTTACGGAACTTACTAACATCAAATGATTTAGCCATATTATTCTCCTATCTAAAAAGCATAATGGGGGATTTCTCCCCCACTAGATTTGTTAACCCTGACGACTTCTAATCATTGCTAGAATGTCTTGTGCATTGCCACCTTCTGTAGGTGCCGCTGCCGGTGCTGCTACTGGAGCAGGTGCCGCTTCGGGTGTTGGTGTTGGCGCTGGTGTTGCCGCTGGTGCTGCCGGAGCACTTTGGCTAACAGCCGTTGCTTGTGGAGAAGCTGCTACTGTTGGATCGCCAGTACGTGCTTGCATACCAGCTGGACGGAAGTATTGACTCCAACGATCCGGATCGTATGCTTCGCCATCTACTGATGCCTCAAACATTTCTTGCATTACTTTTTGTTCCACTTCACCTGGCTTTTTAGGTAGGAAGTCATTTAGATTAAACAGTCCATGTGTATTGACTGCGTTCATTTCGCTATCGCTTAATGGACGATCTCTACGTGCCCAATTACTTGTGCCATAGTCTGCATATCCGCCTTTGGATGTTTTGTTAAGACGGAAATCTACACCTGCTGTCATATCAGTTGGCAATTCTTCCATATCCGGATCCATAAGAGCCGCTTTAATGATTTGAAAGATTTGTGGTCCAATAATAAATCTACGAATTGGATTCTCAGGTGCCTGATCATCAGCTAACGGGTTGTCTGTAACAAACCCTTGGAAGATGTATGAACGTTTCTTCCAATACTTACGACCCATGTCTTCTAGACTTGAATCTTTAAACCAACCACGTACTTCGTTAAGAATATTACATGTATCGCCGTACATTTCCATACATGGAATTTGTACTTGTACAGGACGTGAGTCAGTTTGACCTTTAATACCTGCAAATGGAAGTTTGATCATCAAACGTTCTTTCCAAAAGAAAGTGTTGTCTTGATCGCCATCAGGTAAGAAACGCATCGTTGCTGATTCGCCTTCCTTGATATTCCAAAATGGGTAAATTGGGTTTGGACCTTGTGGTCCGCGGTTTCCACCTCCGCTGTTTGCTTCTTGCTCTTTGAGCTTTGCACGGATTTCTGCTAATGATGCCATAGTTAATGCCTCCTATAAATGCCTATGTCTGTTTTGTAGCTACATTGCTACGTTGTGCCTATTAAGTTTGTAGCACAGTTATTAGTATAACATCTCTACAAACTTTGTCAAGTCTTTTTTAAAGAAAAACTTAAAAAACTTATAGTAGGACTATTATAGCCCTGCTAATCTGTATAAATCTGTTTGGCTAACGTCGAGTGTGTCGTCTGTTAGTTGTGGTTCTTCTTCTTTGTAGCCCATTACTTCTGATACACGTTTGTTAATCTTTTCTAGGAATTGCTTTGCAGGATTAATGAAGTGTTCACCATAATCCTTTTCTACCATAGTAAGTATTGCTGTTTCACCTTTTGGAAACTGTCCTGTTGTGTAATCAAAGTAACTTAGTATAAACTCGCCTAATGGTGTCTTTTGTTCTTCTTTTTCTAACTTAATCTTTTTGCCATCTGGACCATCAATTTCATCGCCTGGTTCTTCGCCATTCATTTTGGCTTTTGCTACAGCGTGTGCGTATGCATTGCCTTCGTCAGTATCATTGTCAGCAAACTGACCCATCATTTCATCAAATGCATCTTCAATAGCTTGTTCATCTGTTGTACCTGAACGTGTAGTAAATCCACTATTTAATTCTTTACCAATACGCTGTACTTCCATATCCATGTCGCCAGTTTCTAAACCTTTTTTGCGAATCTCATTATACAAGCATACTCTAGGTTCATTTAAGCAATCATTGCCAATTCGATTGGCACGCATTTCGTCATAACCATTTTGTTGAAGTATAGTAGTTAACATTTGTACATCGCGTTCGTACTGAGCAAAGTCTTCTTGACGACCTTTCATGTACTGGTTAAACTTATCTTTAATCCAATCAATAGGACCTTCTTCTAAATCTTCTGGACCTAATTCTTTTGCTTTGTTTGCTTCACTTACTAGTTTATAAATGTATGGAAACACATCTGATAGTTCTTCGTTAAACTGTTTAATAGTTAATTGGTCAATCCAATTCTCTGCAACGTCTGTAGGTACATCTTCCATCATTGGTTTTTCAAATGCTTCAAATGTTTCTTTGTAGTAATTTTCACGCTGTAGTCCTTTTAATGACTTGCGTATAGTTACCATTCTTTCAGTAACAGCTTCAACGTATCCATCTAATCCTTCAGCCATTACACTTGAACGACCCATGTAAGTTTTGAACTTACGTAACTTACTTAATTCTTCTGACATACTAACAATGTGTGTTCCAAAATCATCATAAGGTGCACCGCCTTCTGATACATGTCTTGCCATTGCTCTTGCACCACTCAGGTGCTTGTATGGATACTTAAATCTTTCTCCATCATTATTTTCAACGTATATTGCGCTAATATGTCTTGTTCTGTCTGCGGCGCTTTCTTGGTTTACAGGAGCATTGTGTTTAATACTTACTCTTGCTGTTCCTATATTTTGAAAACTATTTTTACTAGTTCCATACATTGCTGATTCTGTCATCTGATCTTCCCCGGTGCGAG